GCCGCCATGGATCGGGGAGAGCTTGGTAATAGCGCGTGTACGCCATCCACTCAGTCAACTCCCGCGAATCCATGCGACGAGACAGTTCGCCAACCGTCATGCCCAGGTGCCCCGCCAACGCAAACATGAATCGCCGCGTCGGCGAGACGCCTAGGCTTTTCCCAACTGCTCGACGTCCGCCTCCGTCATGTTGTTGTGCTTGAGAGCCTCGTCGAACAACCGCCCCATCACTGCGCCTGACTTGTTCGCCAGTGCCGAAATCTGCTCGCGGGTGAAGAGCAGCTCCCCCTTGTCGTCGCACAGGACGCGGGCCAGGTACTCCGTGCGGAAGTTATCGACGCCCGTCTCTCGCTTGCCAATCCAGAGCCGTTCGTATCCGTCCCGCTCGCCAACGCTCATCATGCGAATGAACACGTCGCCGTTCCATTCACGAACGGTTACTTGCTTCAGCCCAAGATCGTCAGCCGCCAAAATCTGATCTGCTGTCAGTGCCATACAACAACTCCTACGATGGTGAAAAGCGGAGCGTCACCGTGTTGCGTTGCACGTCGTTGACCTTCTTCTCGACTGCGAGTCGCTGGAAGATCGCCTTGTGCGTGAACACGACGCCCGGCCCAGCCACTTGAAACGTGGCACGCTTGCCGTAGTTAGTCAGCGTGCAGTTCGCAGTGCCTAGGCACACTACATCTATAGTGCCTAGGTCAAGCGCAAACGGCGAGCCGGTGCTGCCGCGAGAGATTGGCAGATCGCCACCGTGCAATATCTTCAAGTCAACCACCTCTTGGAACGCGACTGCGTTCCAAGAGACGGTCACACCGGCAGCATAGTTCGCCATGACGGGATGCCTCCGTCACGCTGTTTAGCGAGCGACCTTGAATACCGCAGTGCCCTTGACCACATCGTTCAACGCGAACGTCACAGACGAGCTAACTACGGTTGAAGCCGCAGACAAGAACGACGAACCGGAGTGGGTGATGACCAGCGTGCCAGTCGAGGCGTCGAGAATGATGTCCTTGCCGAGATACTCAATCGTGACCTCTCTCCCAGTGTCCGTCGCGTTGCCCTTGAGCGGACGACTCTGGGTCAGTACGTTGGCGCCAGCAGTCAACCCGAGGTGCGATACGTCGATAGTGTTGTCGGTCGCGGGGTCGGCGAGGTTGTAAACGATGTTTGTGACTGTGTAGCCGCCACCAGCGAAAGTGAGCGATGTGCCGGTCGAATCATGGGGCGTGATAGCCATATTCAAGTCTCCTGCCAGAGGATGCCGTAAAGTTGCTGAACGGTGTAAACCGGCGGTAGGTCTCCACCGGAGAGTTGTGCGAACCCGTCGCTCTCGTTGTCGAGGGAAACGTTGCTCACCACCGTATTGTCGAAAGTGCCTCCCCACCCATCCAGAGACTCACGGCACTTGTCAGCAATATCGCGGGCAGATTCATACGTTTCAGCAAAAATATCGACAGACAAGTTTACTGTCGGCACGCCCACCGGCCCGGCAAGCGACTGCTGCCGTGTCACGGCCAGCCGCCTCCACGTGATGAAGGGCAGCGACGCCGTCGCGGGGGCGATGACAGGGTAGATTCTGGTCGATACCAGTGCCGTCACGGCGGCTGTCGTGACAAGCCGGTTGCGGATCGCAGCCTCGGGACTCTTGAAAGCCATGGTCAGACTCCCGAGATCGTGCCCTCGGCACGGTAGGTGAGGGTGGACAGGGCACGCTCCAGCGAGATCCGCAACTCTTGCTGCAGGATCGCAGCCACTTGTGCCTGCGTCTGCTGGAACGCCGTGCGGATTGGCGGCTGGCCCGCCACGCCGCCCTCGGGCGAAGGCGGGATCACGATGGGGTTGGCAGACTTTTTGAAATACGCTCCCGGTGTTGGCGGGTTGGTCTGCACGCGGCTCCTGTTGCCCGGCTGGCGAATCATCTGGAACGGGCCGAGCGACTTGTAGCTCGATGCGATGTATGCGTTCTGTCCGCTGACGGTGTGAACGACGCCCTTGCCGAAGACGACTTCCTGCTTGCCCCGCCGTGTTCGCACGAACGGTACAGACGGGCTTTTTCGCTGGTAGGGCGTATTGCTGAACTTGCTGACGACACGCGCTCGGGTGCCGTATTCAATGAGCCACTGGTGATACGCCCGGTCGCCAGCATTGCCTGACGAGACACGGACCTTGCCGCCTGCCGCACTCTCCGAGCCACGCTTGCCGGTTGCGCGGTAGCCAACCAGCCCGACCGCATTTCCGTTCTTGGTGTACGCCTTCGCGACAGACGTCACAGCGGCCCGCAGGTTGCCCGTAGGGCCGACCGGCGTAAGTTCACGCAGCCGTGCCTCGGCGGGCTTGATAGCCGTCTCTAGGGCCGCCTTGAGCGAGGTGGCAGTGAACTCAGGCTTTCCGAGGCCGCGAATCGCATCGCCGACTGCCTTGAGTTCGGGGAAGTCTGCGGTGATGACGATGCCTGCTGTAGCCATCAGACATTCTCCTGGCAGATGACTTCATGCTCGCTGCGGTTGTTGTGCTCTAGCAGGCTGACGATCTCCAGCGTGCGGGACTGCCACGAAAGCCGATGCGACTGCGTGAGGCCCGGCAGATACCGCATCCGCACGCGGTGGCTGATCGCCACTTGACTCTGCCCCGAAAGCAGCTGCTCGCGGGCCGACACGCCATCGACACTGGCCCACACGGCAGACGAGTCAGACCACGTCAGCACAAGCTCGCCAACGGAGTTGGTCACGCCGCTGGCGACCTGCACCGTTACCCGCTCGCGGAGTTTGCCAGGGTCGATCATCGGTACGATCCCCAGCGTTGCGCGTCGAGCAGTGCCTTGACGCCATATGGGATGTCATTCAGCGAGCCGCTGTCGGCAGCAAGCCGCCGCTCGTAGAAGTGCCCGACGAGCATCAAGATCGCGTTGCGAACGCCTTGCGGCACGCTCGACCCAGACTCGCCACGCCCGGCCCACCATGTCACAGTGACAGAGTTGTAATCGGTGAGGTGCCCCGGCCACGCCCCGCCGTAGGTGTTGCGGATCACGCCGGGCTTCGTGTCCCGATCAACGCGATAGGTGGACGACGACAGGGTAGCGGTCGCACCAGACACGTCGGAAGTGAACGTGACGCTGACAGCCGTCGCCGTGCCGGACGTAGCCATCGGCGGGCGAGGCAGTTCAATCTCTGCGGGAAACCCGTCGAGCCGCATGACCAGTTGCTGATGAATCAACGCCTCGTCCATGTAGGTCTCGACCCACTCGCGAGCCGCCGTGATGAGCGAGACGATGTAGAGGTCGTCGGCGTCAGAATCGATGCGGCAATGGGCCTTCGCCTCTGCCAGAGACACAGGCTCGACCACCGGCTGCGTCAGCGTCCGCACGCTGCGATACCGCATCGGCTTGCCGTCATACACTGGCCGTGGGTATTCCATCAGTTCCCTTTCCGGCGGCGCGGCGTGAGGTCGGCAGACTCGCCGCCTGGCTCAACGCTCGCCGTCTCGATCAGGTCGATCTGTTTCTCGGGGATCGCACGCCCCTCGGCAATCAGCCGCTGGGCCACATCGCTGTCACATTCGGTCACGTCGCCGGGGCGATACGTCGAGTAGTTGGCAGTGAACTTGATTTTCATGATTGCGGTACGCTCCATGCAGTGTCGGGGCGGGTGAGCTTGGTCGTGAAATCGGTAGTCCACTGGAACACGGGTGCTTGGAGATTCTTACCCGGCCATGCGACGACGTACTCGCCGTGGCCCAGCACGACGCGCGGCGAGATGAACACGCGATTGCCGCTGTCCCGCCAATTTCGCCAGAACCAGATGTCGTCATCGACGCGACCTTCGTTCCAAGAATCATCGGGGCCGGGCTTGCTCCAGAACCACGGCTTCTTGCACCGCTTGAGTGCAGCCGTAGAAATGACCGTCAGCCCAAAGTGTGCGCTGTCCACCTCCTGCACCGGTTCCGCAAACCAATCGGCTGGCACCGAGGAACTACCGCTGGCTGGCGGATCGTCCAGCGTGCCCTTGAGCGTCAGCATCGGGCGGCCGTCCTCGCGCTTGGTCTGCAGCCCCGTGATCGCATCGCACTGAAACGTCAGAGCCATCGCGAACAGATGCTCAACGTCTGACTTCGTGAAGAATGTGTCGTAGTCGATGGTGAGCAGGTATTCCGCTTTATCGACAAACTGCTCGAAAATGCGAGTATTCACCTGTGACCAGAACGCACCCGTGCCCATCGTCGGCCGGATGCCGAGCGGCATCAGAGCCTGCGCCCACGCGAAGTGGTTGGACGTGAACGACAGACGCGGCATCGAGAGCACGGCTTCGACGCGGATGTCAACTTCTGTACCGCCGACTTTGACGATCAATGGAGTGGCTCCAAAAGGAAACGGCTGGCGGGAATCACTTCCCGCCAGCCGTCCATGATGGTATGCGTGTCAAGCGATTAGGCGTTGACCACAACCTGCACGCCCGAACTCGATGCGTCAGACGCACCCGTCTCGCCACGGCCCAGCCGGGCAACGCTCGCCACGACGCTCGCAGCCACAGGCGTGGCGTTGACGCGCAGGTAACGCTTGCGGCCTCGCGTGTCGAGGTTGATCCGCACGACGTTAGAGCCGCTGGTGCGCGAGCCGCTCGACGGGATCGCGAATCCACCGGCACCACCGCCCACTAGGGCCGTGATGTCAGCGTAGCCGCTGCCCGAGGCATCGGACTCTTCGATCTTCAAGGCACGGCAGATCGCGTCCGTGGTGGCCGCAGCCGCCTCGAACACAACGTCGATGGACGCATAGGCGAAGCCCAGCGTGTCGATCGTGTGCTGTGCAGTCTGCGCCGTGGTCGTGTCGGCCACGCCA